GGCAAGCGCCCTGATGTGAGTGAAGAGTACGTTGAGAAACCTTCGTATGCTGACAAGTACCCTTTCTCGACCGCGGATCTGTCCCAGACAACTCTGTGCTCGAAGGGCCAAGACGGCAACCTCATCGCTCAACACATCGAAGCGGCGACGTGCATGTTCATCTCTCACGGGGACGGCGCCACGCGCATCACGACAGCTGTCAATGTCCGTGGAGCTACATACATCCTCAACAATCATGGCATCCCTCCCACCTGCCCGTTCTTCTTGGACGTGGTGTGTGAGAAGAAAGGGACTCTGTCAGGGAGTATGAAGGGGATCAAGATCACAGAATCCATGGTGCATCGCATCCCGGAAAAGGACCTCGCCTTCATCAAGCTCCGTTGTCGCCCGCCCTCGTCAGACATCACTAACTACTTTTGCAAGAAGAGTTATGTGGGTCTGTTGGAGGGTCGGTACATCGGGCGCGATGTTACAGGCAAGTCGTGGACCCGCGAGGTGTTCAACATCAAGTTGGAGGCGCGCAAGTGGCTTTCACATGAGGCGCTCATTGAGCAACCTGTGTGGACAGGCCGCGTCGCGGTTCCCACTGTCCTTGGTGACTGTGGATCTTTCCTTTTGTCGAACACGCCCGCAGGCTGGGCTATTCTCGGCATCCACACGCTTGGGAACAACAAGGAATCTGTTATGGCCATGAAAGTGGACATGGAGACCGTCATTGAGGCATGCGACACGCTTGAACCGGAGTACTGCTCGCGCGGTGCGGTCAAGATCTCAGCCCCGTCTGTGACGCGCAATCTCGGTGATCTCTCCACACAGAGTGTCATCAAGAACGCCAACAACGGAGTTGCTAACGTCATCGGATCCTTCACCAACGAGTTCAGGCAACGGAGTCGCACCAACGTGGCCGCGACTTTCATCGCGCCGTTTCTGCTGAAGTACGGCTACGAAGCATCTCGCACGAAACCCGACATGACCAAGCGTCCATGGGTCAATGCGCTGAACGACACAACCCGCCCCGTGGTGCTGATGGACAATGATGTGCTCGACGCTGCGCGGGACAACTTCATCGCGGAGACATCGAACTGTGGTGTCGGTGGTGTCCACGTCTACCCGTTGGACGTGGCTATCAACGGCTGCCCAGGACTCGTCTACTGCGACAAGATGAACCGCAAATCCAGTGCAGGTGCACCGTACAAGAAGTCCAAGAAGCATTTCATGTACTTCCTGAACGAGGCCGAGTCCACAGACATGGACGTTGTTGACGAGATCAAGGACACTGTTGCTGACATGATCGCCACCTACAAACGGGGCGAGCGTGTGCACACGGT